CGGCCACAGTTCTAGCAGCGCGTTGGGTGCCGGTGTGCCTGTTAGCTGCACCATGCGCTTAACCTTGCCCAGAACCTTCCGCAGCGCCTTCCATCGCTTAGATGTGTGCGACTTAAAGCTGCTGCTCTCATCGATCACGACGCAGTCATAGGGCCACGACTGGCCCAGTTGATCGACCAGCCACGGTATGTTCTCGCGGTTGATGATGTGCAGGTCAGTGTCATCGTCCAGAGCTTTAAGACGTTTTGGTGCTGTTAGTCCTGCTAAGACTGTATATCGCATGTCGATATGCGACCAGGTAGCTATCTCAGTCGGCCATGTGTGCGTGGCAACGCGCAGCGGAGCGATGACTAGCGTCTTTGTGATTTTCTTATCACGCTGCAGATCAGATAAGGCTGTGAGGGTGGAAACCGTTTTCCCCAACCCCATGTCAATCCAGAGTGCAGCTCCCGAATTACATAAAACAAAATCAACAGCCTTTTCTTGATAGGCGTGGAGGTTATCTCTCGTTAGCATAACAGTGCCTTACCCTTGTCGATGTCATCGACGATATGAACTTCCCAACCAACAGCGGCCAATCTGCGATGGATTGCCTGCTGGTAAGGCGTGGGCTTTTTACCTGGCGCTTTAAATTCAACGATCACCAGGTTGCCTTTTTTAAAGTAAAGACGGTCAGGCACTCCACGTTGGGAGGGTGACACCCACTTATAGGCCAGCCAGCCATTAGCCTTTGCGGCCTGAGTTACCTTCGTTTCGATGTAAGACTCTCTCACTTTCGATACCGTTGGCTTTCGTAGCCTTCCGCTGTTACTGGCAGACCTCGGCCCCATTTCGGTAAGCGACACATCTCAGCTTCAAATTCGGACAGTGTCCCGACGGGGTCAGGAACGTCGGCCACAATCTCATCGTGGACGTGCAGAACTATTGGGTAACCTTTAGCCTCTAATCGCAAAATGGCTTCAGCCAATATGTCACGGGCCACGGCCTGAGTAATGCTTTGAACCAGGGAGCCGCCATAGGCTTTGATCTGGCCCCATTTATGCGTGTGGTTGTTCATTCCGCTGTAGACCAAATCCATACCGCGATCACCTTTTTGCAGTTTGGCTTCTGGGAATGAAAGGAGGCGCCCGCTGGGCAGCTTAAAGAGAAGGTCGCCTTTGACCATTCTGAAGACACCTTTGGCACAGTGGTATTCACCATCGTAACTAACAGCGTTGCGGGCTTGTTTCTCAACCCCAAGCCATAACTTAACAATTGGGTCGTTGGCGTCGCGCCAGTCGTTGCGTATCCGTAACGCCTGTTCTTCACTAACTTCAGTTCCGTAAGCCTCTGACATTTTTTGGAACGCTCTGACACCGCCTTGGTATCCCAGGGCCAGGGTCGCTACTTTGCCGACAAACCGCTGGTCGTAATCAACATCGCTGTACGCTATTCCGTACATCTCTGCGGCTGTAAATTTATAGATGTCTTTGTTATCTCTGAAAATGTCGAGCGCATCTTCGTGGTCGGCAAGCCACGAAAGAACACGCGCTTCAATCGATGAGTAGTCGGACACGATCAGCCTGTGACCTTCAGACGCGATTAACATTCCGCGCAGACAACTGGCTAAAGACTCCATAGGCTCACCATCTATCTCACTCGGTTCCCGCAGAGTCATTTGCTCAATAACCGCATCAACATCTTTGATGGTGGGTCGCGGTAAGTTTTGCGGCTGAAAGCCTCTGCCTGACCAACGCCCTGTTGCGGCGCCGTGATACATCAGTACACCATGAGCTCGGCCATCACGGCCCAGAAGTGTCTTCATCGATTCGTATTTTTTGGTGCTGGAGCGCGATAGTGCCTGCCTTATTTCAAGAAATTTCTTGACGTTTTCGGGGCAGGATTCGTCAGCCATCGCGTTTGCAATAGCGGCCTTGTCGTAACTTTTTATTGTATAACCCTGCTGCTCTATCCACGTCATGGACTTGGCTCTTGATCCCGTCGAATCCATCTGGTTATTAGTTATGTTTTTAACCTGTGCGTTTAGCACAAGTGAGTGTTTGTCGATGATGTCCAGCGCGTTAAATATGGAGTCGCGGTCAAGTCTTACGCCGCGCCAGTTAATTAACTGATCTACGATCCACACTTGTTCTTCAATACCACGCAGTGGTCTTAATTTATTTCGTATTTCACGCTCGGCTACAACGTCCTGGAGGCAGTAGTCGCACAATTCTTTAAATAGTTCTGGGTCTTTCCTGCGCTCACCGCGATAAGGCTTGCACAGCCTCTGGATAAGCAGCTTGCCGCGCTTAGACTTTGCGGCATCACCAGTCAGGCCAAGCGCCTCGCCGCATTTTCCCAATGCACGGGGGTAAGCCTGTGCGGCTGCAAGGGCTGCGGTATCTCGCCACTGGCTTATAGGCACTTCGGGCCAGCCTAGTACCTGACTCCAAATGCTCATCTCAAAAAAACTATTCCACGCCCACAAAACAGCGCCGCCTGTTATTAAATTAAACAGTGCTGTTGGGACTGGCATATCAGGTGTCCACAGTTTTGGCTCACCGTCATCGACGGCGTAAGCAAGGCATAGAACCTTAGTGCTGTGGTGATCGGCATAGGCATAAGCCCCAGCCTTGAAAATATCGCATTCGCTGTATGTCTCAAAATCGATTGAGATTTTCATATTATCGGTCTCTTTAACCACTCAGTTGATAAAGTGTTGATGGCACTCTGGTAACTTAGACGCTGCTTTTTTGATGGTTTGTTGCGTTTTTTTGGATCAAGGTCTTTGTCTTCGATAAAAACGGAACGTATGGTGCCAGCCCTTTTTTTCTTCATACCCATGCGGTTCTTCAGCAGGGCGTATGGGATGTCTGCAAGTTCCGCGATCTCTTTGATAACGACACTTTTGCCAGATAGGTCTGGGTATCGAGAACCAACGTATGGATAAGACAAAGTTGCTTTCATAAAAACCTCAAAAAAAGGGGCTGACACGCAGCCCCGATCAACTTACTCAGCTAAGAAAATCATCATCAGCAGCGTCATCTGCTTGTTCAGAAGAAATATCGTCAAACATCTCTTCGACTTTCACGCCACCAGCCCCAAAAGTTTCGCCGTCTTTCACGAACTGAAGGGCTAACAAGTTACAGTTAACGCGCTTGCCCCATGTGTTGTTTTGTACCCAAAGTGAAATTGCAGCGTTTACATAGCAACCGGCGTACAGCTTTCCGTCTTCTTCAACCAACTGAACTCGGTCGCGGTCGATGGTGCTTGGCCGCTGGCGGCTGGAACAGCTAACAAACATTGCATTTTCATAGCCGTCATATGCTTTTTCATTGCCGTCCCCCAAAAAGGTCTTCAAACCCTTTGGTATCTCGCCGTTAAAGCTAACCGTTGCGGCTTGCTTTATCGCTTTTTTAAGCTGGTCGAGTTGTTCTTTGTCGCCATCTTTATCGAGCAATAGATTTGCTGAGTATTTAGCTGTTTGGCCCTCTACATATGCCTTCGGAGTCCAGATTTGTGGGAATGATAAGCGTACATTTTTAAGCGTGATTGTAGTCATTAGGACTTTTCCTCATTAGATATATCAGTAAAAAAATCGGCTGCTTCTGGCTTAACAGCAGGGCGTGGATCAGTGTCCTGCGCGAGTGTTGGCCGACCTTCGGGTTTATGGATAAGATCGACGATCTCACCATATCTCGCTTTTCCCAGTGCTTTTTCAGCTTGGGTTGGCGAAATTAGTTTTGACACATAAGCATCATTGCCCAGCATCTGAATTAGTTGTTCCTCTGCAATCTCTGTGTCGAGCCACTTGCGCTGACCACGGCCCGCAACCAATTTGTGGTTGGGTAAAATGCCGCCGTCAAGCAGCAGCTTGTGCGCGTGTTTCTGAACCCCTTGCGCCCACGAAATCAGTGCGTCCATTTTGGGTAAAAGGTTACTGATCTCTTCAACATTTAAGGTGTGCGGCACTTGGACGAGCAGAGGCTCTTCAAGATTGTCGAAATTACTTAGCGTTAAAGAGTAGTTGTGTTCAGCTAACGCTCTGCAAGTTGGCTTGGCTTTGCAAAAATGACACGCCTTTTTGCTGGGGTTATATGTTGGGTCTGGAGACATAGTTCTACGCGCTGCTGGCTTAACAACATCGTTTGCCCATGTGAACAGGTCTTTGGCCCGCATAGAGTAGGTGTCGATGTGATCAAGTCGTGGCTGCACGATGGTCATGCTCACCGTATCGACTTTGTCAATGAACTCATAAGCTGCGCCTAATCCGTACAGCATAAGTTGCTCGTTACGATTGGCGTTGACCTTTAAGCCTTGGCCGTACTTCAAATCTATAACGTGCAGAACGCCATCGTGAAGCACCACATAATCTGCCGTTCCGAAGCCGCCAGCGGCCCATTCTGAGTAGTCAACACGAAGTTCAACATGAGCCTCGTCAGATTCTTGGCTATTGCAGAAGTCCACATATGTTGCGACATGGTTAGCCATATCTGCATCGACGATAAAGCCTTCAAACTCTACGCCTATGAAATGTTCTGGTGGTTTTTGTTTGAGTAGACACTCTTCAGCTAGAGCGTGTGCGGCTGTTCCTTCGGCGGCATAGAAAGATTCTTGCTCTGGAAATGTTGACTCCAGGCTGATGGAGCCAGGGCAGGTCATCCATCGGTGAGCCTTACTAGCACCTAATAATGCATGTTTCATCACTTTAAACCTCATTGAGCAATTTAGTTACTAACTTTTTGTATCTGTGGTTGACACCTTAAAAATAAATTTCTATTGTGTCAACTCCAAAACGACAAACAATTTAGTTAAGAGGCAATAAGTATGAATTTTGTTAGCGAGTTTGCTGATGAAGTGCGGTCAGCGATTGATGATGTGGTGAAATCTTCTGGCGTGAAAAACTGCAACGCCCTGGCTCGTCGCCTGGACGTAAGCAAGCAGGCGTTGAGTAAGTGGCGACAAACAGGGGTTGTTCCAGCCCATAGAGCGTTGCAAATGGAACTAATGGCAAAAGGCGTGGTGTCGTGGAAACGGATGTGTCCAGACATCGTTGCGGATTATGAACAGTCGAGCGAGGTCATTTATGAAACGTCTAGAAAGAATTAAAGAGGTTGCGGGAATTTGGTACTGGCGAGCGGTTGAGAAGGTGACCCGCATCGCGTCACCCATAGCGCATTGGATGTCGGTGAAGCTTTTATCTTTTTCAGCTTACTGCGACCACTGGGCGATACTTGCAAACCAATTAAAAAAATAAATTCAAAATGTGAAGTGAAGAGGTGACGCAATGGCGTTTTTAAAGCAACACGGCCATCAGCTAGTCGATAACGGCTACGAAATTGTTCCCATAATGAAGGGCAAAAAAGCGCCCATGTTAAAAGGGTGGCAGGACATCAGGGCCACTCACGAAGATGTAGATAAGTGGCTTGGGAATGGTCACGCTGATGGTGGTGTAGGCGTTCTCTGCCGAAACACAGTTGCAGTTGATATCGACTGCTTAAATAGAGATGTGAATTACAAGCTGCTCAAGTGGGTAGATGAAAATATCGGCAGGTCGCTAACGAGAGTAGGCCAAGCGCCGAAGTGCATCCTACCTTTTAGAGTTGAGGGCGGCTTTTCTAAGATTCGATCCTGTGAATATGAGGATGAGGTCGGCTCTAAACACGCCGTTGAGGTGTTAGCAGACGGGCAGCAGTTTGTGGCTTACGGCATACATCCTGCGACCAACGAGCCTTACAAGTGGGTGAGAGGTAAGAGCATTGCCGATGTATCTCACAGCGAGTTGCCGATTATCACAAAGGAGCAGGCAGAAGCATTTATTGCCTACTTTGAAGAGATCGCGGGGCAGCAGGACGGCTGGGAATTGGCCCGAAAGGGTATGGCTGCCGCTGAGATAGACCCAGATGACCTGTCTATGTTTCGGCCCAAGATGGATGTAGATGAACAAGGCGTCCGTCAATTACTAGAATCGGTTGATGCGAACTGTCATCACGACGAGTGGGTGAGGGTAGGCATGGCGCTGCATCACCACTTCGATGGTGACGACACAGGCTGGATGATCTGGGACGACTGGTCATCTGACGGTGAGACGTACATCGACGGGCAGTGTGAGCGCAGGTACGCAACCTTTGATAGCAGCAGCAAGACGCCAGTAACCCTCGCCAGCGTGAAGGCTATGGAGGTTGAGGCTGTGCGTGAAGAGATCAAGGAAGAGCGGCTACCTAAGATGCTCAGAGAGTGGGCCTTTGTGCATGTCGAAGGGTCGGCGCGTGTGATGCGTGAAGACCTGAACAAAGACAATCTGGTGCTGTACAAGCTAGACGATCTGAAGAAAGAACACATGAACTGTCGGGTCTTGTCGGGCGATGAAAAGCCCAAGCTAATTAATCTAGTAGATATGTGGCTTGAACACCCAGAGCGCAGAACCTATGCGGCTGGCCTTACTTTTGCCCCAGACATGCAGGTGCTGCAACGCTACAACCTGTGGCGGGGGTGGAGTTACGAGGCGAGAGAGGGTGAT